CTACCCCTAGCTCGGCGACACTTGGTATCTATTGCTAGACACTATAGGTGCCACCATCAGACCGCTCGCCAACGCCATACAACTCGCGTTGTATCGCGTCGCGTGTACTTCCTGACGGAGAAAGGTTTTCCTTGATCACCCAAAGGGTGAAGGGAAGAACCCGAACCGCATCTGGCTTGGTCACGTACAGGTCTCACACTGATTGGCTCCGTGCCTCCCTCGGTAAAGTACCGAAGTAGCATAAGCCAACCAGGTAACTCCTTAGAGTATGACCTGCTCTCCACAACGGGGACGCGCCACTCTAAGCGTTGAAGCCCAGAATTGACGCGCCTCCGAAAGGAGGATGTGTTCTCTGGGATACAATCAAGTGAAGGAACGGATTTTAAGCCGTTCTCTCCGCTCGGCACAGGACCGAATGATTCCTGCACCATTGCAGCGATAAACTCGCTGGCTTTGATATACCCATGCCTATACAACCCATTCGAACTTTCGATATAGCTTGTATAGACGTCAGCGGCGAGGATATGACTCCACCGGGTGCTTATACGCACTGGTGTGACATCGGAGCCTTGGAAGGCGTCCATGCCACAGGATTCCCTAAAGAATCCGTGGAAGCAGCTCTTGTCACGGTTTACTTTTAAACCAAATAACTCGAGCGCAGTGATAACATACGGGACTTCTTGCCCCGGGATAATCACGTCATCTCCATACACGAGGATGCTCTCACGAGCTTCCTGGTTCGTTACTGCGGCGTAGGCAAGTGCCCATATTATTACGGCCATAACGGGGAAGCATAATGCTGACCCCATTGGTGCGTGTTTTACGAGCCTAATAACCTGCCCGCTTGGCAGCCTTGTAGTAAGAGATCTGCATGCGTACAAGTAGTCAGTGAGACTACACGGCAACAGCAGATCTACCAACCCCAACGTTACCCGATCACTGGCATCTTTAAGATCCAGTGTCGCGTAAGAACCGTCACGTGACCCCCGTCGGGCCATGCACCGGTTTACGTCTTGATTGGTAAACCGAACGTGCTCTCTCGTGAGAGGGTGACGTTCGATCCAGTCGACGAGTGCCCTATGCAGTCCCTGTTGAACCCACTGGTTTTCCAATGGTTCCTCAGAGATAAGCCTAGGGCCGCGAGAATCTTTCGGTACAAGGACAACCTTGGCCGAGGATTCTTCTATTGCCAGTGACTCGAAGTCACGATAGGCATCTACGACGTGGCCCCCTGACGCGCAAAAATAGGCGTCAAAAGGGTACACAGTCTCGATCCGAGGGTTCATCCGCCTAAACACATATTTGTCATGCATCTCTTCTTTCGTTGA